GACCGCCGAATTGAAGAGTTTATCGACCTCTTGGCGCCTGACAAGATTCTCCTCATAGGCAAGGACTTTCAGGGACTCAACGCGGGCGTCTTCGTCCTGAGAAACTGTCAGCTGGCGCTCGACCTCCTCGCGGACGCATGGAAGCGCGAGGAGCTCGCCCGGGTCCTCTTCCACGAGCAGACGGCCATCACGGACCTCTTGGCGACCCCCAAGTACTCTGGCAAGGCTCAGGTCATCCCGCACCGTTTCATCAGCATCATGAACGCGTACGACCACCGCATGGACACTCGAGTCCACTGGCTCCCTGGAGACTTCTGCATCCACTTTGCGGGCATCAAGGACCCACGGGCCCGCTTGATGCTCCAGGAGGCCTACGCGGCTGCGAGTTCGAACGACCCTTCTGGGACGGAACGTATTGCGCAGTATGTTAAAGAATTGAAGAGAGTGAATGATATATGCAGGACTCTGAAATCCTAGAGCGATGCCGCGAGTTTACGATGACGTCCCGCGAGCGCCAGCTTCAAACCCTGAGCTCCATCGAGCACACCATTAAGAATGATATCAAGGGGGATATTGTCGAAATTGGAGTCTGGCGGGGTGGGACGGTGATGATTATGCTGTACAAGCTCATGCAACTCGGTGTGACCGACCGGGACGTTCACCTGTACGACACCTTTACGGGGATGACCGAGGCGTCCGAGTTCGATCGGGAGCACACCGGGACGCACGCGAACCAAATCTGGCACTTGGTCAAGTGCGAGGCGGGGTTCGACGACGTCTTTGCAAACATCACGAGCGTCGGCTATCCGATGGACAAAATTCATTTTCACGTTGGTGACATTCGCCAGGTGAAAATGGAAGATGTGCCGGAGACGATTGGCCTGCTGCGCCTCGACAACGACTGGTTCGAGCTGTACAAGTTTGAGATGCCGATCTTCATCCCACGGGTCTCACCGAACGGCATCGTGACGATCGATGACTACGGTCACTGGAACGGCTGCCGCAAGGCGGTCGACGAGTACATCGCATCGGCCTGCCCTGGAAAGAAGCTTCACATCATCGACAATACTGGAGTTTTTTGGTTTAATTCTTGAAGATGACCAGAAGGCCCCTCCAGCATCGCTCGGACGCCAGCGAGTCCCGGTTGAACAGGTAGTGGCTCAGCTTGCGCTCACGGGTCCGAGTCAGGATACGACTCAGGTTCGGGAACCAAAACTCGTTGTTCGGTGGCGCGCTCTCGCAAATATCATGATAAATCAAAATACCCTTTTCGTTTAGTAAATTGTCAAAAACGTGGTCGAACCACTTTTCGGCGTTGAAGTGGTCGGCATCGCTAAAAATAAAGTCCCACTTCTCCTTGGCCCCAAAGACAAAGTCGTGCTCGTTCGAGTTGACGATGGTCGTACGGGGCGTCTGGAACTCCGTCATGTCCGGGGGAGGCGCGCCCTTCTCGCGCCAGTCGAGCCAGTTGTCGACCAGGGTGTACGTCGCCGGAGGGCCATAGCTGCTCGTCAGCTCACCCGTCTCGTTATAGTCCAGGGCGGCCAGGATCTTGCGGGATGAGAAACCGCTCCCGAACCCGAGCTCCAGGACCGTCTTGGGCTTGTGGCACTTGACGAGGTTTGCGATGAGGTCGCCGTGGCAGAAATCAACCTGAACTGGGTTCATTTGTAAGTAAAGAAAGTGCCAGTCTTTTATATAAGATGCTCGTCGATACGTTCATGTTCTATAACGAACTGGACGTCCTCGAGCTCCGTCTGACTGTTCTCGACAGGTGTGTTGACCGTTTCGTACTCGTCGAGTCCGAGGTGAACCACGCGGGAGGGTCAAAGGAGCTCTTCTTTCAAAATAACAAGGAGCGATTCGCCAAGTGGCTGCCGAAGATTGAGCACGTCATCGTGACGGCCGAGGAGGCTCCCAAGGGGGCGAACCCATGGCTCCGCGAAAAGTACCAGCGGGAATGCATCACGCGGGGGCTGGAGGGTGTGGACCCTTCCGCCATCGTGATGCTGTCCGATGTGGATGAGATTCCGAACATGGATGTTATCCCATATGAAAACTTGCCGCATATTATTTGCGTCGTTCATATGTGGATGTTCTATTATTCTTTCAACCATCTGTTTACGGGCGAACCCTGGTACGGAACAGTCATTACGAACGCCGAGACGTTCAAGAAATTTGGGCCGAACCAGTTTCGGGATAACCGCTGGACGTATCCAATGTTTGGTTTCGCAGGGTGGCACCTCTCTAGCTTTGGAAACGGGGCACACGTGGCTAACAAGCTCAACACCTTCGCCCACTCGAAAGACCCTCACGAGATTGAGTGGTCCGCGGACGTCCTGCAAAAACTCATTGACCAGGGGATTTGGGCAGACGGAAAGACCCCTCTTGTTCCGCGTCCAGACTCGGTACCTCTACCAGCACCCACTGAAGTTCTGCGACGTCTGAACCTGGGCCGGTTCCCATGAACCGAGCCTTGAGCTTCAGGAGTTTCTTAATTTCATCCAAAAATAGGTGTTGAAAAAAGTTGCGCTTATCTTTTTTGTTTTCAAAGGGGCCGTTCTTGTCGAGCATGCCCTGGCAGACCGGCCACGTGACTTCCCGGAGGGTATGCAATTCTAATTCTAAATTGGTGACGCGGTCGAGGAGGTGTTTGTTGAAATCGTCCATACCTTATTCACAGTTGAAGGGTTTAATAGTGGATGGACAATCATAATTGATGCAGATTGCGGCCCCGAGCGCAAAGAGGACTCCGAGCCACTGGACCCAGTGGGTGAACTTCTCCCCAAAAAACACATAGGCCGTGATGGCTCCGCCGACCACAATCATCGCCTCCCACATGATGCACGTCCACATCATTGAGGAAGACGACAGGGTCTTGATTAGAAAGGCGAGGACCAGAGCCCATGCCAAGATACCCACCCCGAGATGATGGTGCTTGCCGTTCTCGGCGAACCATTTGAGATGGGCGTTACCAAAGAGTTCTGCAATGGTCATCGCCAGGACCCATAAAAGGTTCATCTAAAGTCACCGCACATTTTCTTTTCAATGGGCCAGTCCCCTGACGTCTCCGAGTTTTTCCCCATAGCGGCCTACCTGGCCTCGTGGTACTCCTGGTTGACGGACCGGGTGAGTCCCCTGAGCCGCCGGGCCCGCGAGGTCGTCCTGCGGATCATTCACACGCTCGAATTCCGAGTCGCCCTCCTTCACCATCAAGTAAAGATGATGATGGCTCAGTCATAAATGAAGACGTGGCTCTTCATCGGCCCGAGACTCCTCGCCGGTATCGGCCAAGTGACCAAGCGCTACACGGACCTCGTGGATGGTGAGTACGTGGAGATTGGCCAACAGCCCAAAAAGTCGCGGTACGACTGTGGTTTCGCCTTCGTATTGCCTATTGAAAATCAGCTTGCGGCGGTCGATCAGTACGCTCAGATTTGCACAGAGATGACGTATATGACCGTCTGTGAAACCGAGCCGGTCAATCCGGTCTATGGAATCCTGAGCCGCTACAAGACCATATGGTGCCCGTCCGAGTTTGCCCGAAGCACCCTCGAGAAGCAATTTCCGTCGACCGAATGGAAGCTCTTGAGGCACTGGGCCCCGGAGAAGCCGCTCAAGTTCCCCCGGGAGTTTGACGAACAAGGTCGTCAAACTCCCTACACCTTCTACACCATCGGCAACATCGCCGACCCGCGCAAGAATATCAACGGACTCATTCGGGCCTTCCAGGACTGCCAGTTTGGGCCGGCCGCTCGCCTGGTCCTCAAGGCGACCTGCATCGAGCCGATCCGCATGGACGTCCCGAACGTCGTGGTCATCAACGGCCTTCTGTCCGACGAGGCCATCGAGCGCATCCATGCCTCCTGCCACTGCTATGTCAACTGCTCCCACTCCGAGGGGGTCGGAATGGGGGCCGTAGAGGCCGCTATGATGTCCAAACCCGTCATAATAACTGACTACGGAGGACTGAAGGAATACATCAAGACGCCTTGGGTCGTCGCGTGCACCAAGGGACCCATCGGTTTTGATGATTTTCTGTTTACAAAAGATCTAGAGTGGGGCCGGCCGTCTCATGAGGACCTCGTCCGGTGCCTCAAGGAATGCTTCGAGAAAAGAGTGACGGGCTGGGACCACTCATGGACCCGGTCACTGATGGATGGGGTCAAGGGAACTCTGGAAGGCTCTACGCAATCCCTGCGTTGCTCGCAGGCGCCTGGCCCTGGTTCAGGCGCGCCATGTTGACGTTCATCGCCTTCCTGAGCGCGTTCAGGCCGTTCTTGGCGCTCTGGGCCGCCTTGACAGCCGCCGCCGCCTCAGCCGCGTTCGCAGCCGCGTTGAAATTATTGGAAATAGCCTTCAGACCGATATTCTTGGTCTTCTGGGCCACACCACGGAAGCCGTTCGCGGCCGCGGTGTAGCTCGAGTTCATCTTCGCCAGATTCTGGGAGACGTTCTGACCGGCGTTGGCCGCAACCTGTGCTTTCACACCGGTGTTTAGATTTTTCATGGCATTATTCGCCTGAACAATCGCAGCGTTGGTGGTGGCCATACTTGGTATGGTCGGAGAAAAAAGGGGCCTACCAGTCCGCCGATGCTACCGGTGACTCGGGGTGTCCGCCGCCCTCGCCGGCCGAGGCGACCCAGTAGTGCGACCCATAGACGGTGAGGGCCACCACTATGGATGAAGCGAGCAAAAAGTCCTTCTGAGAGTTGAGGAAGAGGACAATGTCATCCACGACCTGGATTTTCGTGGGTTTCTTTATCAGACGGGGGACGATATAGACGAGGAGGAAGTTGATGGCCAGAGCGGCCCATATGTAGTTCCAATTCATCTCCATTACACTATTCACAGGTTTTTGTTCTGCACCGGCTTGCGTGGAGGTTCGCCGACCACCTGGTGCTTGCTGCAGAAGCCCATACAGGTCGCCTTGAAGGGGCACTGCTTGCCCGCGAGCGTCTTGGCTTGGCACCGGTAGGCGTCGGGAGGGAGGACCCGCCCCTTTTTGACCACAGTGGCCGCCGCCACGACCGTCTCCTGAGGCTTGGGCACCTTGTCCGTCACGAGGGTCTTGTGCTGGGCCGCCATGATCGCCTCGGCGCGCTCGCGGGCGCGCAGCAGCGAGTCGGCCAGCTTCTCGGGCTCGGGGTGGCCGGTGGCTCGGGCGTTATCGAAAAACTTTTGCCAGAGGGGTCCACCCTTGCCTTTAGGGGGGTGTGCGAGCTTTTTTGCTGCGTTGCAGAGGGGGCCAGGGGCGGAGGCTGTGCGGATGCGACCCTCAGTCACTGAGGCGGTGGGCGCGCGCCACTGGCTGTGGGTCGGGCGGATCTTCTGGAGATCCATGGTTTGTTTTGGGTGAGATGACCCTGCAGCCCCGGACCCTGACCTGGACAGGACACGTTTTTTCAACGACGCAGACGGGCCCTCAAACGGCCGAGTAGCGTCTTGTTATTTTTGAAAACTTTATTCAGGTTTTTCGCGTTATTCAAGTTGGCTGCAGCAGCGGCCGCCAAACGATTATTGCGCTCCTTTTGTTTCTTAATTGCGGCTGCGATCCGTCTCGCTTCATTCTCAAGTTTTCTCTTCTGGACAAGTGCATTCTGTTCTGCTCTTATCCAATTGTTGGCGACTCGCACCTCTTCCCGTCTCGCAAGCTCATTGTTCCACTCTTCTGCGGTCCAGGTGCGTCTAGGCGGCGACGCGCGATTCGGCGAGTTTGGGGAACGCTGACGGGATGGACTGGAATATTTAGAGGGTTTGTATTCACCGGCGGCTACACGTCTAATATATGATCCACCTCCTTTACCCGTCATATAACTTTATCAATATTTTGTTGTGACTGGGCTTAAAAATTATAGCACAGTATTAAGTAGAATGCAGATCTTCGTGAAGACTCTTACTGGAAAGACTATCACCCTCGAGGTTGAGTCAAATGACTCTATCGCTAATATCAAGGCTAAAATCTCGGACAAGGAGGGCATCCCACCAGACCAGCAGCGTCTAATTTTTGCTGGGAAGCAACTGGAGGACGACCGTACAATGGCCGACTACAACATCCAGAAGGAGTCAACCCTCCATCTGGTTTTGCGTCTGCGTGGCGGCGCCGCACGCCACCAAGGAGAGTGACGACGAAAAAACTCTCTAGATAAAATAGAATGGGAGTTCCTCCAGAGAAATGGGGACCCTACTTTTGGGGGGTCATACACCTCGGATGTCTGGCCGGGTCTATCACACCCGAATTCATCAGCATGTACCCGTCGGTCCTCCCGTGCGGCGCATGCGGGCAGCACTTTGCCGAGGTCCTCAGGGATGCACCCTTCCCGGACTCCCAGGACCCGCTCATCCTCTTCCAGTGGTCAGTCCACGCTCATAATATGGTCAACTCTCGTATCGGCAAACCCATCCTTACGGTCGAGGAGGCCCTGGCCGTCTGGACGTCTCCGGTCTCCCCCGCGCCGGCCCCCCAATTCGATTTCAAAATTGCGGCCGCCGTCCTGGTCCTCATCCTTCTCATAATTTTTATGATTGTTAAAAACAAGTAGGATGGCCGGTGGTATCTTCCCAGGACACCCGTTCGCCCTCAACATCAAGTGCATCATCTTCACAGCGATTCTTGCGGCCGGTTATTGGTTCGCTCCCCACAAGAATCTCTGGGTCCTGTCTTTCCTAATTTGGTTCCCGTACATTGCCCTCGCGTGGTATGACTACTCGTACAATTGCCAGGACAAGCTGAAGCCGACCCTCGTGCCTTTCGGTCGGTACATCTGGCTGCCCTTCAAGCCTCCGGGCTACAAGAAGGCTTTTGATGAGCTCCCGCCCGAGCAGATCCAGGCCATGAACACCCTTGACCACCTCCTCCTCTGGACCGGTCTCGCAACTGCGACGGCTTATTTTCTCCTGAAATATAAGAAATGAGCTTGGAACCAAAACAGCAGGGGGTGTCTCCAGCTCCGGCTACGGCTCCACCGACCGAGCACATGAGCACGGCCATGAATGTGGGGTCGGGTGTCGGTCTCACGAGCTCCGCTTGCCTTATGCTGGTCCTCTCAATTTCATTCGGAAATTGGCTGAAGAAGACTCCTAATGGAACAAACGCACCGATGACGTCTACTCAGCAGACGGCGTCAAAGTTGTTCGAGAAGGGGGTCCTGGCCGGCAAGGGCGGCCTCATCTTGGCCCTGATCGTTCTGGCCCTCATGAACGGCCACGTGTCCTATGTGGCCCAGAACCCCAAGAAGTTCATGCAGGATGCGTTGGCGACCGGAGGCTTCGGAGCCATCGCGGCCGTCTTCCTGACGGCGACCCGTGGTCGTACAGACCTTTGGTTGAACCACCTCCTCTTCGCCCTCTTGCTCTTCTTCCTGTACCACGTGTGCCGCGAGTTCGCTGGATACTTCGCCTTCTTTGGAAATGAGGAAAAGACTGCCGAGGAGGTTGCACAGGCGAATAAGCTCGGCAAGCCGATTCTGATCACCATGGGTATCCTGGCCTTTATAATGCTCGTCCTGGCCGTGACGGCCCGGGTGTCACCCGACTACTCTCAGGGCATCCTGAGTGGCCTGGGCCCGGACAGGGACGGCCTGGCCCTCGCTCTCGAGACTATCGGTTTCGTCGCAATCATCTCGGCCGGTGAAATTATCGTCGCGAACAACCACAAGGAGCCTATCGGCCCGGCCATCGGCATGAGTGCCCTTATGTTCACATTCGCCCATTTGGTTCTGCAGGGTGGCGGATTTTACGAACATTTGTATCCTTTGGCTCCTCCTAAATTGGACTGAAGGGGGGACCCTTTGGGTTAAAGCCAACTCGCGTATTCCAATTACACCCAAATGCAATATGAACGGCTCAGCCACGTGGAACATATACTCAAGCGCCCCGACACTTATGTCGGATCCCTCGCTCCCGAACCTTCCTCCTATTGGGTTCGAGACGGGGACTCTTTCAAGCTTTCTGATCTTTCTGCTTCACCTGGATTGGTGAAAATCTTCGACGAGATTTTGGTCAACGCCATCGACCAGTACTCTCTGCACCCCAAGAAGGTCTCTGAGATTCGCGTCTGTGTATCTGGGGATGGCACAATTGCAATTGAAAATTCAGGAGTCGCCATCCCGATCAAAAAACACGAGACCGAGAAGGGGGCCGATGGAAAGCCCCTCTGGATCCCCGAGCTCATCTTCGGTCACCTTCTGACCAGCTCCAATTATAACGACGCCGAGCAAAGGGTGACCGGTGGCCGGAATGGCTACGGAGCCAAACTGGCCAACGTCTTCTCTTCCAAATTTTGGATCAGAATTAGTGATGGCAAGAAGGTCTACAGGCAGATCTGGACCAACAACATGAGTCGGTGTGATCCTCCGATCGTAGAGGCCACTACTGATCCCATCGGTGTCAGCATCGGTTTCGTCCCAGATTGGCCCAGGTTTGGGGGAGCACCGGGAGACTTCCTTAAGGTGGCCGAGTCCAGGACCTGGGATGCGGCCATGTGGTGCTCAAAGGCCAAGATCAATTTCAATTCAAAATTGCTGGAGGTCCCGAGCCTTGAGGACTATGCCCACATGCATGGCCTCAGGGCCGTTGCCAAGATGCACACCGAGAACTTCGACATCGTGGTCGGTCATTCAACCAGTGGAGGGTTCCAGCAGTGCTCGTGGGTCAACGGCATCGCAACGTCCAAGGGTGGTTCGCACGTCGACAAGGTGGTCAAGGCCCTGGTGGACGAACTGGGGAAGGACAAGAGATGCGCGACCCTCAAGCCGGCTCAGATCAAAGCGTCCCTGTTCGTGTTCGTACGGGCCGTCGTGGTCAACCCCACCTTCAGCAGCCAGACCAAGGCTGAGTGCACCTCAAAAATTACGGAAGTGATCGATCTGAAGCCAAAGTTCATCAAAGACGTCCTTGCATCGGGGGTGCTGGACGACCTTCTTGCCCTTGGACTCGCCAAGGTTGATAAGGAGCTCAAGAAAACAGACGGTGCTAAGAAAAGCCGTATCACGGGGATTCCGAAGCTTGACGACGCCAACTGGGCCGGAGGTTCCAGGAGCTCCCAGTGCACTCTTATCGTGACGGAGGGAGACTCGGCCAAGGCTCTTGCTATCGCGGGGCTGAGCGTGGTGGGTCGAGACGCCTACGGAGTCTTCCCTCTTCGCGGGAAACCGAGGAACGTTCGGGACGCGACCCTGAAACAGGTTACCGAGAATGAAGAGTTTTCCGCGATTAAGAAGATCCTTGGCCTCCAACATGGCAAGGTTTACAATTCTCTCAGAGAATTGCGCTACGGCCGAATTATGATCATGACCGATGCGGACCTCGATGGGTCCCATATCAAGGGCCTGGTCCTCAATATGTTCCACGTCTACTGGCCTCAGTTGATCGATCTGGGTTTTGTGGTCTCCATGGTCACACCGGTCATCAAGGCGGGGAAGACCTGGTACTTCACGGAAGAGGCGTTCAGGGCGGCCAGCCAGTCTGCTTCGCAGACTGCCGTGAAGTACTACAAGGGTCTGGGGACTTCGACCAGTGCCGAGGCCAAGGAGTACTTCAAGCAGATTGATCGCCTGACCGTAGCGTTTAGCGCAGACCCTAAACTCGGGGAGTCCATGACTTTGGCGTTCTCCAAGGCCCTGGCCGATGACCGGAAGGTCTGGTTGACGAACCATATGGCCAAGCCCCCACCCGGGATTCCGTACGGACAGGTCAAGACCCTCTCTGTGACGGACTTTGTCCACCGTGACCTGGCGAACTTCAGCGCCGAGGATATCAAGCGCTCGATCCCACATGTGGCGGACGGCCTCAAGCCCTCCCAGCGCAAGGTGATCTACGCCTGCCTCAAGAAGAACCTGACGACCGACATGAAGGTCGCCCAGCTCTCGGGTTATGTGGCTGAGCAGACGGCCTACCACCACGGAGAGGCCTCCCTCCAGGGGACCATCGTCAACCTGGCGCAGAACTTCGTCGGTGCGAACAACCTGAACCTCCTCGAGCCATCTGGCCAGTTCGGGACCCGGCTGGCGGGCGGCAAGGACGCTGCGAGCTCTAGGTACATCTTCACCCGTCTGGCCCCTCAGACGCGCAAGATATTCGACCCGGCCGACAATTCAATTCTAAAATATGTGGTCGATGACGGCGAGCAGGTCGAGCCGGAGTTCTACGCTCCGGTCCTCCCCATGATCCTCGTGAACGGTGCGGAGGGCATCGGGACGGGTTTCAGTTGCTACGTTCCGCCATACGATCCGGAGGTCATCAAGCACAACATCCTCTGTGTAATGGACCAGGTGGCGATGGCCCCTATGAAGCCCCACTTCAAGGGATTCAAGGGCAAAATCACCAAGACCAAGGACCACACGTGGGTCATGGAGGGCCTGGTCGCCCGGGAGGGGTCGCAGCTCCATGTGACGGAACTCCCACCGGGCAAGTGGATCCAGGATTTCAAGGAGCACCTGGACGACCTGGTCGACAAGGGGACCATCCAGAAGTTTGAGAACCACTCGACTGAGACGACGCCCAACTTCCGCATCTGGGGAGCCGACGCCCTTCAGGACCCCGTGAAGGACCTGGGTCTGACCAAGACGATCCACACGAGCAACATGTACTTGATTGGCCCGAATGGGGCCGTCAAGAAGTACAGTAGCCCAGAGGAGATTCTGGTCGACTACATGGAGATCCGCATCGGCCTCTACAAGAAGCGCAAGGCCTGGCTCCTGAACCAATTTGAATCTGAAATTAAGTGGCTCTCGGAAAAGGCGAGGTTCATCGGCTTTGTGATCAACAAGCGTATCCAGATCCTGAACGTCCCGTTGGAGGAGATTCGGGCCCAGCTCCGGGCCGAGAACTTCAAGGAGGAGCTCTGGTCAAAGTTCCTTGACATCAAGACATATCAGTACACGCGAGAGGAGGTTCTCAAGCTCAAAGACCTGTGCGAGCGCCGCGTGGCTGAGAGGGACGTGCTCAAAAACACGAGCGTGTCCCAGATGTGGAAAAATAACCTGAGTGACTTGTAGACGGAATGGCCGAAAGGGCGTTCCAAAATGTCCTTTCGTTGGAGCGCCAACTTCAGGCTTCTGTGTTCAGTCTGTTTCGGAAGGCCGGTGACGCACTTCAGAAGCCTGTGACTCCGGCGCCGGTATCCGAGTCGGCCACCGCCGTAGAAGAGAATGGTACACCGACTGCCGTCGCTTTGACCCCCATCGATGCCAATGGTTTTTATAAGGTGACTGGCCCGACTGAGGTGACCTTTTACGCGACGACCGAGTGGCCCAATCTCCCCGTGGGCCTTGGTTGGACCGGTGATGGCTTCCTAGGTATCCAGGGTCAGATTCAGATTACCGGGGCGAAGAATGTCCCCGGGCCAGGATATCTCTGGTCCTTCACATTGCAGACGGATACGGACCAAAGCATCCAAGGGACGCAGCAGGCCATCGGAGCGACTCTTTATCCACCGACGCAGATTCAGTACTCGAACAAGAGGGTCCAGGTACCCCTCTTTGGGTATTACACGGTCCGAGAGTCCGTACCGACATTCTACTTTACGGCCCCGCCCCCTGGAAATCTGTCGGCCGGTTGGATTGTCACGGGCCTTCCGACCATCCGAGTCCCTTTGATGGTCACCTCATATTCTCAAAACTTGCTTTCGACCAACTCGAACCAGCCAGGTAGCTCGACCTTCGTCACCTTGCGTCCGATAGACGGTTCAATTCCTCCTGAAAATTACACGCCCGTTTACGTCTCTGGAGTCCCTGCACTCATCCAAGAGCCGGCTTTCACGACCACCTTCATCCCTGGCAAGTTTACGAGTTTCACGAACGCCCCCAAAGACTTGTCCCAGTTGCCACCGGTCACCATGCCCTCCTCAATTTCAATCGGAAATTACCCAGAGCAAAGGGAATTGAATTCCGGCACCTCATGGAACCTCGAACCGGCCCGGGCGATCTTCCCTCAAAGTGAGTATAAAGAGTCCAGAGGGAAGGGGTTCAGTTCTGGGTCCATTCTGTCCCTCGAGGCTATCGGTCCCCAGGAAAAGTACCTCCTGACGGACGACCTGTCCAAGTCCCAATGGAACCCGGCATTTAAGCGATACTCGAACTTTGTGATGTACCAGAAGGTCTATCCTTTCCCGCCGCCGAGCCCGGTCTATCAGGGGCAGACGGTCCAGATTGAGCTGCGTCCGACTGAGCTGGGCCACTTGCTTTCGAATATGTACCTGAGCGTGACCCTCCCGGCCCTTCCTGGAACGGCGCAGTACACCGACCATATAGGTCGTGCCCTCATCAAGCAGATTGACCTCCTGGTCAACGAGACGATCGTCGAGACCCTCTACGACGACTGGTACGTCATCCGTGACCAGCTCTTCCTGGACGCTGACGAACAGCTCGGAATCTACAGCGCCATCGGTGGCTCGAACATCAACTCACAGGTCCAGCAGACGATCACAATTCCTCTTGAATTCTTCTTTTGCCGCCGCCATTCACATAATAATAAGGGGCGTGAGCGCCTTCGCCGGCCGTACTTTCCTGTATGTGCCATGTGGAACCAGCGCCTGTACGTGCGCTTCACGTTCAACACCAACACGTGGTGGTGCAACGCCCCCGTGTCGAACAAAACGGACATCTACCCGGCCGGTACGACCCTCTGGCCCAACCTCATCACCGAGGAGGTCCTTCTGGAGAATGCCGAAAAGCTGTACTACACAAACACGCCTCTCAAGTACATTGTGAACCGCGTCCAAAAGGAGTCCCCGCAGTTCTTTAATAGCCAGACGATCCAGCTCAACTTCACGGCCAACTACCCGGTCCAGACGCTCGCGTGGTTCTTCCGGAACAAAGCGTACGAGACGACGACCGACGGCCGATACTACAACTTTAGGTATTCGTATGGTTACACGACCCAGTACATCAAGACGGGCGTTCAGCTGTACTTTCCATCCGGAACGTCCAATTACGTCGACGTGATCGAGACTGCCAAGATTACTCTGAATAACGTGGACATTCTCAGCACCTTCCAGGGGTCTCTTTATTACACATTCAAGCAGCCCATGGAGCACGCCTTGTCTATTCCGTCCAAGAACATCTACACGTACTCATTCGGGCTCACTCCGAAAGAGTACAATCAGGGGGGTTACTTGAACTTTTCAAAACTCGTTTCACAGACGACCTACTTGCAGCTCACTTTCCTTCCTCAATACACGGACCAAATTATACAGGGATACAACCTGTATCTGTACTACTATGGCTACACCCTCCTACAGTTTCAGGGAGGCTTCGCTTCCCTTCCATTCCTTTGAGGGAGTCCAGGATGCCGTTCATCAGGCACCACTTTAAGAAGTTCAGTTGGCCTAAAGTCGTCGAGAGGCCCTGGAACTCGATGCGCTCCGTACGACAGAACGGATCGAAAAGCTTTTTACTGTACCCGTCCAGACTCGACTTGTAGGCGACGTGTACAGTAAACATCTTCCCATTCGGGGCCGTATAGGTCACGTGGTTGTTCTTCGAGTAATTCGTCACGAACCACTCAATCTTGCGAAGGGACGGGCCAGACCCCTTGTCGCCCAAGATCGCATGCAGCTTCTGCTTGTTATTGGGCTCGTCGAAGAACTTCGTCAGGCTCGCGAGGAGGAAGGATTCCTTCGACATTAAATGAAAAGTGATGGACGTTTTTAAGGCTCTTCAATTTTGAATCTTGGGAAGCTGTGCGACGCACGGTCATTCCCACGGAGCCTTTACCCTCTCGATCACCTTTGGAGCCGGCGGTGGCGCCTGACACTGATGAAACTTGCAGTAGCCGTTCGCCTGTGGGTTCTTCAGGCACCTCTTATGACTCTTGAGTATGCCCTTACAGAACGCATCCTCCAATCCGGCCGTGTCCTTGATCAGCCTTTCAAGTGGGATGTCGTACGTCTTGGCGACGACCTCAAGGGCCAGCGCCATTCGGAGGCCGACCCTTCTGGTCACCTCCTCTTCGATGAGCGTCAGAATCTGTTGCTCCATACCTAAATAGGACCCTGAGCTTTTAAGGCGAACCGCGCCAGGAATGCCCTCTTCGCCTCGACCTCCACTGTGCTCGTCGTCTTGGCCATGAATTTCTTGTCAAAAATGACATCAGCGCTGACGAGAGGCTCTAGGAGGTCCTGTACCGGTTTCTTGAACTGGTTCGTGAAGTAGTACTGATAGTCCAAAGGGACCTGGTGGTCCCGGACCCACGCCGGGTCCTCCGCCTTTTCATACATCTTGCCCGGGCCCTTCACGATGACAAACGCCACGCGGTCGCCTTGCTGCGGCTCCGAACCAGGCGCGCGCGCCTTGATCTTGTTACGGACAGCCACGTGAGGCATTGATACATCCAACGAGTTTAGAATTTCTTCAGATATCTTGCATCCGTGTTTGTGTTGATTGGGTTGGTTAATTTTACTTTGAATTATGTTATTTTTACAACCAGGGCAAGAAACTTTGTAATCAGATGCGAGCTGCTTCGACATGAGGAGCTTCTCCATAGGGACCGTCCCACCCATGATATCCCGGGCTTTGTCCCGCGCCAGGTCTATCGCCGGCCTTGGGTCGCTCGACTCTAGGATCAGTTCCAGCAGTTTCTTGAGTGTCTCGCGCACGAAAGGACAGCTGTCCCGTCGGACAACCTGCAGGCCCTTGACGTCAATCTTTTTGAAGGAGACTTTGCCATCCCGGCCTTTCTCATACATTCGCGCCGCGTAGCGCTTCTTGCTATAGAGGACGTAGGGCATGTAAATCTTTTCGAGCTCCAGGTCATTCGGCGCCTTGAAGAGCTTCGTACACTGTTCGGCGGCCTGCTCCCCGAGCTCCCAGCTGTAGTCGATGGCGTCCTGGCCCTTGCGACCCTGCACATCAAACTCGACCATCACAGAGTC